GGCAAGCAAGAGCAGATCATGCAGCAGTTTGGCTTGGGCAATCCGGTGGTGACACCAGCGATGTACATCCGCACGATTCAGAAGATCATCGAGTTGTCTGGATTCAAGGACGCATCAAGCTACTTTCAGACACTGCCTGCCGACTATCAGATGCCGCAAGCTGATGCTCCAAAGCCAACGCCGGAAGAAGTGCTGGCGCAGGTTCAGGCTCAGTCGATCCAAGCAGACATACAGAAGAAGGCTGCCGAGCTGGAATTGAAGCGCGAGCAGATGATCCGCGATGACGATTATCGAAGAGATCAATTGGCACAAGACTTAATGCTCAAGAAATACGAACTTGAGTTAAAGTACCAGACACAAATTAGCACTGCTGAGATTCAAGCGCAGCAGGCTATGGACAGGGAGGCTATGACGCAAGAGTCTGCAATCATCCAACAGGCGGTGCAGACAGCGGCAAATGTGACTCCACCCATCAACCTTAATGGAATGGCTCAATGAACGAAGAACAGGTAAGAAAAGGCCGCAAGTCCGAGCAATTCATGCAGGACGAGGTGTTTGCAACGGCCTTGGAGAAGATGCGCGGAGATTTGCTGTGGGAGTTTGAGAACAGCAAGCCTGAAGAGGCTGCCAAGCGTGAAATCTGTTGGGCGCAGTTGCGTGCCATCGAGAACTTCAAAAACGAACTCACCAAAATGATCGACAACGGCAAGGTGGCACAGCGTGCCATCGAACGCGCACAGAAAAATCTTGTTTAATTAAGGAAATAGACCAATGCAAACAGTAGCACCAACGCCAGCGGCGAGTGTTGTACAAGGTCCGATGAATATGGCTGAAGCAGCCAATGCACTTGCTGGGATGCTCCCCGATGAGGGACAAGAGGAGAGCAGCGAGGCGCAGTTGCCCGATGAGGGCGCGGCGGTAGATGAGGAGTTGCTAACCGATGCAGACGCGGATGGCAATGAAACTGATACCGAACAATCTGAAGAAGATGAGAATTCTGAGGAGGAAGAACAGCCACAAGTCTTCACCGTCAAAGTTGACGGTAAAGAAGTCGAGGTGACGCTGGAGGAACTCCAAAAGGGATATTCAAGGACTCAGGATTACACACGCAAAACGCAGCAAATTGCCGAAGTGCGAAAGCACGCTGAGGCAGAGTTGCAAGCGGTGCGTGCCGAGCGCGAGCAATACGCTCATTTGTTGGGTGCTCTAGAGGCACAGGTTCAGCAGGCAGCGCAGCCGAACATTGATTGGGATCGTCTTTATCAGGAAGACCCCATCGAGTGGATGAAGCAGCGCGAAATGATGCGTGAAAACCAAGAGAAGAACGCGGCCATCCAAGCGGAAAAGCAGCGACTCTCTGAGTTGTCACAGCAAGAGCAGATGCAACAGCAGCAGATGTTGTTGCAACAGGAACAAGAGGCTTTGGCGGCGGCTATCCCTGAGTGGAAAGACCCAAAGAAGGCGGCAGCCGAGAAAGCGATGCTTGTTCAGTTTGGCCAGAAGGCCGGATTCTCACCTGATGAACTGAAGAATGTTGTGGATCACAGGGCGGTTGTATTGCTGCGTAAAGCGGCACTGTATGACCAGATGATGTCCAAGCGTGGACAGATCAAGCCGGTGACGAACAATGGGCCAAGACCTGCCAAGCCTGGCGCAGCAGGGCGAGTCTCCAACAACACAGAAGCGATGCGAGCACAACAGCGTCTAGCAAAAACTGGCCGTGTCGATGACGCGGCTGATGCAATCTTCAAACTCTTGAAATAAGGAATCCATCATGTCTATCGTTAGCAATACTTTCACCACATACTCTGCAAAGGGTATTCGTGAAGACTTGAGCAATGTCATCACCAACATCGCTCCCGAAGAAACTCCATATCAATCCAACATTGGCCGCGAAAGCGTCACCAATACTCTGTTTGAGTGGCAGACCGACACATTGGCTGATGCAGCCGCCAATGCTCAGTTGGAAGGTGACGATGTTGCATCATTCGATTCAGTGACTGCCACTGTTCGTTTGACCAACTACGCTCAGATCGCACGCAAAACCATCATCTTGTCAAACACTGAAGAAGTGGTTAACAAGGCTGGCCGCCGTTCTGAGTTGGCTTATCAGATCGCCAAGCGCGGTTCTGAGTTGAAGCGTGACCAAGAATTTGTCATGTTGAATGGCGGTGTGGCTGTTGCTGGCAACACCACCACTGCTCGCGTGACTGCTTCTTTGGGCGCGTTTGTCAAGACCAACACCGACAAGCAAACCAACGGCGTTGACCCCAGCTACACCACTCTGCCTAACAGTGCTCGCACTGACGGCAATGTGCGTACTTTCACTGAAACCATTCTGAAGAATGTGATTCAGAAAGTATGGACTGCTGGCGGCACACCAAAAATATTGATGGTTGGTCCTGTCAACAAGCAGCGCGTGTCTGGTTTCTCTGGCATTGCTTCACAGCGTTACAACATCAACGGTGGTGATCGTCCTGCCACTTTGATCGGCGCGGTGGACATCTATGTCAGCGATTTCGGTCAAGTCTCTGTGATCGCTAACCGCTTCCAGCGCGAGCGCGATGCATGGGTGATCGATCCTGAGTACGCAAAGATGACCGTCCTGCGTCCTTACCAACAAATCGAGTTGGCGAAGACTGGTGACGCTGAGAAGCGTATGCTCTTGATCGAATTCGGCCACAAAGTGTTGGCTGAAAATGCTCACGGCTTGGCCGCTGACTTGATCACTTCTTAATCAAATAAGAGGAAAGGGGAGGAGAAATCCTCCCCTACTTACATGGAAAAACGATTTTTTGATGCAAACCCCGAAAAAGGGATCACACGCACTTGGCACTACAACGAGGACACTGATGAGGCAACGATTCAGACAACTCAGGATTTGACATCAGTCATTGAGGCCAACAAGCGCGACTTTGCCACCATCGACAACAAAGCAAACTGGAAGGGTGAATGGCATCATGTGGCCAGCATTCCTGAGTCGGTTTACTTCCAGTTGAAGGCCGATGGCAAGTTGGATGATCCGGTTTACATGAAGAAATGGTTAAACGATCCCGATAACAGATTCTTCAGAGTGAGGCCAGGTCAAGTATGAAATACATCGCAGTCTGCACGCCAGCGCGTGACATGGTTCACACCAACTACACATATTGCATGGTCAATATGGTTGCGTATCACACGCTCAACACCACTGACGCTGTGAGTCTCAAGATTTTGCAAGGCACACTGATTCAAAACCAGCGTGCTGATTTGTGTCTGGACGCAATGCGTGAGGGTTGCAGCCATATCCTTTTCATTGACTCCGACATGACTTTCCCGCAAGACATGATTCAGCGTTTGCTGGCGCATGATGTGGACATCGTGGCGGCCAACTGCGCCAGACGCAGAATGCCCACAGGTCCAACAGCGCAGAATTACGATGAGAACGGCAAGCGTCAGCCGGTCTACACCATGCCTGAATCCACTGGTTTGGAGGAAATCGGCTCTGTTGGCACTGGCGTGATGCTAATCAAGCGCGAAGTGTTTCAGGGAATGTCTGAGCCGTGGTTTGATATGCCGTGGCAGTATGACAACCGTGGCTACATGGGCGAGGATGTCTTCTTCTGCAAGAAGGCGCAGGAGCTGGGCTTCAAGGTGTATATTGACCATGATGTCTCGAAAGAGATCGGACACATTGGCACATTTGAATTCCGACATGAACACACTTGGGTGATGAAGGAACAGCTCGAAAAAGAGGCAGTCTAAATGGCACTGAGCACCTACACAGAATTGAAGACATCGCTGGCCGATTGGCTTAATCGGTCCGATCTGACTTCAGTTATTCCTGACTTCATCAGTCTGGCCGAGGCACAGATTGAAAGACAACTACGCACACGACAGATGATTGTGCGTGCCACTGCATCCTTTGCAGCGGCTGCTGAGTACGGCACAGTGCCTGATGATTTCTTGGAGTCCAAGGCCATCAAGCTCAACACCAATCCAGTGACCAATCTGACATTTCAGACGATTGATGCCATGGATTCGCTCTCCAACACCACCTACTTGTCCTGCGGAAAGCCACTGTATTTCAGTGTGGTGGGCAACCAATTCAGACTGTTGCCGATACCTGATGGCGCATACACAGCAGAGCTGGTCTACTACGCAAAATTGACAAAGTTGTCATCGACTGTCGCTACAAACTGGCTGCTGACACAAGCGCCTGATGTTTATTTGTACGGCGCACTTTTACAGGCTGCGCCA